TTACGGCTTCAGCACCTAACTTAGTGCCTTCCATAAATTCTTTTGCATCCAACTCTTTTTGTTGGCTGACTGCGTCAGCACCAAGTTTGGCACCAGCGATTCTTTCTTGCGACTCTAGTCTATCTTTCTCTAACTGAAGTCTTGCTACATCAATAGCAGCATCATCTGTCATTTTCTTAGCTTTTGCTTGAGCTTCCATTTGTTTAATTTGAAGCTCTTGTTGTTGCATTTGTATTAATGGGTCTTGCTGTTGTTGAGCAATCTGCTCTTGTTTAGCTTCAGCTGTGTTTTTCTGTAATAGTTGGTCAGCTGATTTAGCAACAAGTCTAGATAGTTCAACTTCCACATCTTCAGGTAATGGCTCACCTGGCGGTGGTAGAGGAACTCCAAGCTCTTCTTCAATTTTGTTTCTATATGCAAAAGCAATATGTTCTGCGATATGTGCTTCCATCGCTGCAAATATCTTGTTAGCATTTGGACTCTGCCCTATAAGTTCTCTTATTTTAGGGTCATTAATAAATGCTAAGTGTGTTTTAATATGTGCCTCGTGGTCTTGATAAGCAAATGCTTTCACAGGTTTACTGTTAATGATATTCATGTTCTCTGTAACAGGGTCCATAGGTTTCATATTATCTTTTTGTGGTATTAGTTTTTCTGCATTCTTAACACCAAGTACATCTAACATCTGACGATTAAGCTCTATCATGTCGTAGATATCTGGGTTCTGTTGTGCTAACTGCATGACTGCCTGATACTGAACTACTTTTTGTGACATAGTTGCAGCATTTGGGTCACTAACAGGTATGACTTCTACCTTATCGTAATCACTTTGTTTAGCCATTCTTGACCCTGTTTCAGGTGTGTATGCGTAATCAGCAGGAGTAAAATCTCTAATGATACCTTTGAGTAATCTAAACTCTTGTCGCATAGCATAGTGAATACGACTTTGTACCGCAGACATAACTTTTAATGTTCTTTCTAAGATAGCAAGTGTTGTTCCTACGGGAGCATTAGCTGACATGTCAGAAACTTTTAAATCAGCTGCACTAGCAAACCTTCTACCTTCATCAATAATTTGATTCATGAGTGAATTTAAAACTTGACTTGGTTCTTTATAAGGGAGTGGTAATATATTATCTCTAATGCTACCTGATGGCACATCTACATCTCTAAACTCTGCTGGAGAGATAGGAGTATCATCACCTTTAATTCTAAGTCCTCTAGACTTAAACCCGCCTGGTAAATTAGATAGTGTACCTGCATCTACTAACTGTCTTAGTATCATAGTTCCTGATTTAGCAAACGCACCGATTAAGTGTATTAAACCAAAGTGGTAAAAACCAAAACCAGGGACATAACCATAGTGCACAAAGTGTTGGCGTTTTTGTTTAGTCTTATCGTCTTGACTATAGTTACGCCTAATAGATAAAACTGTGTTTGTGCTTTTTTCTATAGTTACCACATATGGTAAAGCTATTCCTGTAACTTTCCCATCTTTATCTTTATCTTCATAACCCTCTAAATCTAGGTCAACATGCATTTCTAATATCTTAAAACGACTATCAGTGGTTGCACTAAAACCCATTTTCTCAGCTATCTTTTTCTCTACATCATCTAGGTCGTAAGTCGGTTCACCTAAATCTATATCTCTATAAAATCCTCCAACCTGTAACTTACGTAAATCATTCCCTGTCTTTCGCATAACATGAGTAACTCTTTCCGCTGTTTCTAAATCTGAAGCACCATATGGCACAACGATATCTTCAGCTGGAACATACATAGATACTTGACGTTCTAAACTAGGGTCATAGTAAACTTTCTTAAATGCGTTGCCTGCAAGACCTAAACCCCATAACATTCTCTCATGCTCTGGTCTATATTCTGTCATCTTCTCAGTAAGCTGATAATTCATGTTTTCTTGAACACGAGCTGCCGCATCTTTACACTCTTCAGTTTCTTTACCAATGATTTGTGTCTTTACTGGACCTGCTGCTGGGAATGTTTCTGTCATAGTTTCTGCTTGAAACTTGACAAGAGTTTCTGTTAGTAGTGGATGGTAGACATTACATGCTCCTTCCCATGGTTCACTTCTATCTTCTAATTTAAGACCTAAAAGTTCTAATCCATCTACATAAGTATCTAACCAATCTTTTCTTGAATTTACATCACCTGAGTAATCATCAATCAAATCACTTGCTAATTTTTCTAAATCATCATCATCAATTTCTTCAGCGAGGTTTTGATTAAACTCATCGTCATCCATACGGTCTGGGTCAATGTTAATCTCCATACCATCAATATTGATGTTAACTTCATCTGGGTCTACAATTTCTATTTCTAAATCAGGCTCGTCTTGAGCCAACTCTTCCATACTTTTTGGAGCTTCGTATAAACCCTTATCAACATCTGCCATAATTTTTTCCTATAATATACAAATAATTAATAATACTAATAACACGATATTGATTGTGCGACAGTGTTGTTGTTGCTTTGCCATTAACCATTCTGCTTTTTCTTTTATGAATTTATATAACATAATTATCTCCGTTGTTAAATAACATACAGACGTTTCTGATTGTACCTTCTTAAACTCCGAATGTCATCTTCTTCGTCACTTGGCAACCTAATAAATCCGCCCTGCCTAAATCTCATTAAAGCAAGCGTTGTCGCATCTACTAGGTCATCGTTCGCACCTGATGGAAAATCGTTACATTCTTCAACTACCTCATGTGCCCATCTTCTGTCTGGTGCCCATACTATACCTGACCTAAATAAATCAGATACAGCGTTCACACGACTAATTTTATCCTGTCCTTTGCCTGGTGTAAACTCTCCTACAGGAATACCCATACGCCTAAACTCTTGATAAAGTGCAGCACCATTAGATTTTTTCTCTACCACGAATGCATCTGGCTCCCAAGATTTATACTCTTCAATACATAATTCCTTAAGTTCTGGAAACTCTAGTCTTTGCTTGATTGCATCTAGTAACATAATGTTGTAGTTGTTGGTCTCTTCATTCATAAAGACACCCCATGTAGTTAGAGCATTGTAGTCAGCACGATTGTTTTTTTCTTGAGCAGCATCAAGCGTCATTATAATAAATTCACAGCTAGGCGGGTTCTCTCCTTCCCACATATTCCACCATTCTCTCTTTATAAGTGCTCCCTCTTCCGAAGTCGGATTTTGTAAGTACTGTGCATTCCAATATCTTATATCTAATGCTGCACGTCTAGACTGTAGTTCTTCTATTGGCCAGAACTCAGGCCACAAAGCCACTTCTTCTCCTTTTTTCTCTAGTATTGCTGGAAACTCCACCACTTCCCAGTCGTCTACCTCATCATTTTTTATCATCTGGTCTACAATCTGTCCTGTTAGGTCAAGTTTTGACCAACGAGTCATCACAACAATAATCGCACCACCTGGCATTAGACGTTGTAGTGGTCCTGATTGAAACCATTCCCATGCTGGTAAAAAAACATCAGGTTTTCCTAACTTAGCGTCTTGCTCCGAGTGAGGGTCGTCAATAATAAATAGGTCGGCACCACGACCAGCCAAAGCACCCCCCACACCAATAGCAAAATACTCGCCATTAAAGTTCGTACCCCAACGGGATGCTGACTTAGAGTCCGCCTGTAACGAGACATTCGGAAAAATATCCTTGTACGAGTCCGAACCAACCAAATTTCGAACCCTACGACCAAAGTTGACAGCCAAATCTGCAGTGTGCGAAGCCATGATGACCTTCTTAGATGGGTGTTTTCCCAAGAACCACGCAGGAGCGAGATAAGATATAAGCTCACTCTTTCCGTGACGTGGTGCAATATTAACAATGACTCTTTTGCGTTTCCCTTCAGCAATTTCTTCAAATAATTTAGCAAGTTTTGCATGATGTGCTCCTACTTTGTAGTCTGGATAGACATGTTTAATAAATTCTAAGAAAGTTTTACCCCCAGCTTCCTTAACAAGCTCTGCTTTATAGGCTAATAACAGTTTTAAGTTGCGTTGTCTCTCTGATTCACTCATTTGAGGGAGTGCTTGTTCTAATAACTCTAAATCTTTGGGGCTAATCATCCTCAAACTCCACATCTTGGACTTCAACTACCTCTCTAGTGTGGATAACTTTGCCTTTTAGTTCATTAATCGTAGCTAAAAGCTCTTTTTCTAGTTCTTCTCCTGATTTAGTGATGTGTGTTACCTCAGTTTTTCTCTTGAATGCATCAACTCCGTCTATTTCACCCACAGCTTTGTATGCTGCAATACGTTCTCTTGATGATTTTGCTAAAGTTGCTTCTTGTAGTAGACCATTTAGCACGGTAAGTTTTATATCTGCAAGGTCTTTAGCTACCATATGGCTAGTTTGTGCTACCATACCCGCAAGATAGGCTATCGTTTCGTTAGGATAGTTACCAAAATCTGGTTTAAGCTCTGGTTTTTCCATCATTTGTTTAGCAACTTCCTCTGCCTCTTCCATATTATCTTGTGATGGTTCTATAGTTTCACCTGCCAAGTCAGATATCAACTTAACAGTATTAGACCTCATGGTAAGTTCTTCCTCGGGAGACATGTCGGGTAAAGCCTCACGAGCATTTTTAGGTAATGCTATGTCCTCTTCGATATGAGGCACAATAACTGGATGGTCAGAATGTTCTTGCATGTGTCGCTGTTTACACCTATGTACATTAATTGCAGCTTACTTTACTTAATCTGAGTATAATATATAATGTAAGGGTTGACAACAAAATACTATGAGGATTTATTATGAGAATGGAAGTAAATAAAGAGGGAATTTTGCATCTAGATTTATTTGATGTAGAAACTCAAGAGGACCAAGATAAGTTTATCTACTATTACTTAGGTTTATCTCGTCCCGCTAAAAAGAAGTTTGAAAATGCTTATTATAGTTTATATCACAGAGGCTTATTATCTGACTCAGAAGCACAAATTATCCAC